TTATATCTTTCCACTCCTTTTTCATATTTACGTTTTCAAGCAAAAAGTATCTTGGATTCACTTCTTTTAAAATCCTTGAAAATTCCCAAAACAAGCCACTTTTACCATCAAAACCCTTTCCGTTGCCGGTGCTACTAAAACTTTGGCAAGGACTTCCTCCAAAGAGTAAATCAATTTTTGGTAAGTCAATACCTTTTACATCTGTAACGCTACCTATATGTTTTGTGTTTGGGTAATTCCTTTTAGTTACTTTTATTGCGTGTTTATCAATCTCACTTGCAAAGTAATTACCTACTTTAATTCCTAATTTGTCGAGTGCAATTTGTCCACAACTCATTCCGTCAAATAAACTTAATACATTCATATATTTTAATTTATCACTATTATTTCTTTACCTTATTTGGCTGTTTGTTAAAACATACTTATATCTCTAATTCTTTTTCTATTGATTGCATTGTGTTACTGTTAGCAAACTCAAGTGCTTTGTAAACACCAGCACATTTTAAGTATTGTTCTTGTTCTATTAAATCCTCTAGCATCTCTTCTATTATGTAAAGAGGTACACCGTTGTATATTTGTTCTAAAGCTATAAGGTAGAATTCTTCTTTGATGTTCATTTATGGCTCTATTTTTATTCTGTTCTAAGTTTTAAAAGGTTATAACAAAGTAAGTACCTTTCTCTTGCTTTGCTTTTATGTATTTTTTTAAACAATTCAAACACCTTTCTAGTGTACTGGTATTTAGTTACACAATTCACTAAGTATTTTTCAGTAAACTTAACACCATACCCTTTACAATAGTTTACATTATCAGCAGTATCTCCTATTATCATTTGTTCATAGAAGTTATACAAGGCTTCTTCTTCTGTTATATCGTGTACGCATTGGTGCTTTGAGTGATAGTTATACATTAAACAAGGGAACTGCTTATAGTCTTTATCTATACTGACTATCATTACTTCATTCCTTCCGTATTCTTGTGTCATATTAAACCAATACTTAGCTACCACGTCGTCTGTTTCTACACCAGCTTCTGCTATGCCGCCATACTGTTCTGTTACAAAGTTATGTACTTGTCCTAAAAGTTCTGGTCTAGGTTGGTTCTTTCTGTTGGCTTTGTAGGTCTTAGATATTTTTGTTCTAAAATTACCTCTTGAGTTGTTAAAAAGTAGGTAGTCGTCTACTGGGTAGATTGCCTCTATTTTATTTACTATGCTCATAAACACTTCATCAAACTTTGCGGTTGCATCATCTATATTATCAAAGTATGGGCTATCTTCTTTGTTTTCTCTTTTTTTAAAGCAGCTTGACCATACAAGGCTATCTGCGTCTATTAGTAGTATCATATTGATATTTTTTAAATAGTTTTTTTAGTTCTTTTTCTTTAAATTCAATCCACCAATTTCCATAATTGTCTGTGTAACTTTTTATGGGTGTTATATAATACTCCATAATTTTAATAGCATAAGCCATCTTTAATAGTTAATATTTTCCATTCATCTTTCTCAGTAGCTATAGAATAAATACGCCCATTGCGTATGCCCTCTATCACATAAACAACTTCTAAGCTGCAGTCTAAGTCTACCCTAAAACCAGTTACTATAAAGCAACCTCTTTGTGGTTGGTATTTTATAGCACAATCTTCTACTATAGGCTCATCTACCGAGCAGCTTGTAAATAATAATATTAATAATAGTTTTTTCATAATTTATTTATTTAAAACATTGTAAAAAATTACTGTTTTCCATACTATCCAAATAGTTCTCTTACATTTTCCTCACCCCAACCAACTCCCTTTGATATGCTTTCTAACATACTAACATACTCATCCCAAGAGATGTCTGAGTGGTCTAATTCTACTGAAAATTTCATTTCGTATTGTTCTATTGTAATTTTGTAAGGTAGCATCATAATTTCTATTCTTCTTCGTTAAATTCACAATGTTCCATACAATCAGAACAGATGTCAGACTCATACCAAGCCTCTGCACCGCAGCAATCGCTTAACATAACTCTAGTATTAATCTTTTTAGTATTCTTGTTGTTCTTTCGTTTAGCATAAAATCTACACAATTACCACCTAAGCTAATTCCGTTTATATCTACACCTTTTTCAAATGGTTCTGTGTCATAGCTTCCATTCTCTGCTGGTATTAAATCATATTGAATTGTAAATTCTAATCCTTCGTACATTATATTAGTTTCCATCTTGTTCTTTTAAATAGGTTAATACTTGTTTTAGCTTGTTGTAAGAGTATCTATTATCTGCTATGTATGCTAAGTATATTTGATTCTCCAAAATCTGTATTGCTTGTTCTTTTGTCATAATTGGCTTTTAAGTTCCTTACAAATATAAACATTATTTGTTAATTAAAAATAATAAAATGTTAAAATTTTGTTAAAAAAAAAGAGAGGCTACTGCCCCTCCTTAATATTGTCCGCTTCTATTTTTTGTAAATGCCGTATATGTTCTATCTCCCTTTCTAAATAGTCTAAGGCTTTTAATAAGTCTTGTAATTCATTATCTTTTTTACCAGCCCTTATTATATACTTTAAGATGTTTCCTCTGTTAAAAGACAGCTTATAGTCTTGTATGATATCTATAACGTCATAAGTAGTAGCAGAATAATATAATTTATTTCCTTTCATATTAATCTAATTTTAAAAATTCCGCCTCTGCGTGTTCAACAAACCATTCTTTATTTTCTTGGTACTTATCTATTACAGCGTTTATCATTACCAACTCATCAATAGAACCCCCTTTTATTTTGTCTATTAATGCCTCTATTTTATTTAATATATTAATTACCATATCTGGGTCTGTGTTGTATAAATTGCCGTATTCTTGCCTTACAACATCTTCCAGCATTACATTAAGTTTGTTTATTTGGTTTTTAATGTTTAGCTTGTATTGGGTAGTTGCCCTTAGCTTGTCGTTTGACTCCAATAGTAACTGGCTTATCAAAACAGATTTTAAATAATGTAATTGAGTCTCGTTCATAATAGTTTTATTCCTTCGTTTATGTTTAAATAAGTTACTTCTTTTTCTACTCTATTGTTGTTTGTAAATTGAGTAGTAGCTGGGTTCTTGTTGTTTGTCTCCCATATAGGTTTTATCAAATAAAGGTTAAAAGACCATACGCCCTCTGGGGTAGAATTAATATAAAAAGGTATATCTAAATGCTTTTGGCTTTCTAGTTCCATAGCCAAGTACTTTTTCTTTTCTAGTAGTAAGGTATCATAGTGTGCCTTCCTACATTTTAACTCTATTCTATGGCTTTCTTTGGGGCTATAACAATCCCACCTAGACATTTGATTTTTAGCCTTTACTAAATCTGGGTAGATGTTATCTTTAAGCCAGTTAAATAAATCAGTTTCAATCCAATCCTTCATAAATGTTATTAAGGTCTTTTATCCAGCCTACAATAGTCTTAGGGTTACAGCTACAGGGTGTGTGATAGGTGTGTTTAAAGTATTTAGCGTGAAGTTCTGATACCATTTTTACATCTTCTACAGATAAAGTGGTAGATGGGTTCTGGGTAAACTTTTGCCAGTCTATTAAATCTAGCTTATCCATTTCTATTTATTTTAATGTTATTCCATTTGTCTTTTCTTTCATCACAGCCACAGTCATTCCCAAACAGCTTTTTAACTATCCAAGCTATGCCAGTGTATTTAGTGATAAATGCTACTAAGTCTCCTAATCCCATATCTATTTTATTAGTTCGTAATCTTCATTACTATAGTCATCCCAATCTTCTTGGAATTTATCCCTAAGGTCTTGTTTAACGTGCTTTAATGTATGAAAGATACTTACAAAGCTAATATCAGTTAAAGCCGCTACACCTCTTATAGATAGGTCTGAGTCTCTGTACATCTCAAATATCTTACCATCGTACCAATAGCTTTCTTTGTTTTCTGCTTTAGCTTTGTTTTGCAGTTCTAACATATAGCTGTCTATTAAATCGCATATCTTTTGGAAACCCTCTTGTTCGCTTGTATCTGAATCGTCTGAAAATTTATAGTCTTGTATAGGTATTTTAATGTACTTTTTTTGCTCTTTTTTTAAAGTGTAAAGAATACTTTTTATAACAAAAAAAACATATCCCTTATTTACTTTGCCATCAGTTATTATCTTTTCAGGATTTGCGTATTTATAAATCTTTAAATAAGCCTCTTGTACTATATCTTCTGCATAATCCCCACCACCTAAACCAGTAGCAGTAGCTACCCACTCTTTGTGATGCTTTGCAATTATACTCAAAAAACTAGAGTCTTTTATTCGGTCTCCCATATCATAGTAAACGTAACAAACCCAAAACAAAACTGGATTGTATGCTCACTACCACCTTCTTCAAAGAGTTCCTTGTTGTATAAACAACCAACCATAAAACCTTTTACTAAACTGACAATAAACATAGAATCCTTCTGAATTGAATAAATTATACTCACTAAAAATACAACAAAAAATGTTAAAAATATGTTCATAATTAAAATGTGTTTGGTTTTAATATATCGTAAAAATCTCCCTCTACTACTGGCAATCCTACCTTGTTTACTTTAAAGCTAAAGTTTTCAAAACTAAAGCCTCTGGAGCGTTTGCAGCTTACTGTTACTAAATCTCTATTAACAGTGTTTAATTCAAGTTGTATTTGTGTTTCTGCTTTCTTTTCTAGGAAACTCCCTAAATGACCAGTCGGTTTATCGCTTCCAAAGTTGCTGTGTATTACAGTCACTATATGACAGTTTAATTTAGCCGACCACCGCATTATTTGCTGTGTAACTTTATTGCTTTCTTCTATATTGTTTACATCACTTACAAGGTCTGCAATTCCATCTATAACCACTACCCCTATATTGTTGCCATCTAATTTGTCAAATAAAATATATTCAATAAAGTCTATTCTTTCTTTGTAGCTTAATGCCCTGAGTCCGTATGTATGGTAACACTCATTATCCATCTGAGTCATATCTAAAACCCTTTTAAATACCTTTTGAGCGTGGAACGTGCCTTGTTCGGTATCAAAGTGTATTAAACATTTACCGTCTCTATGACCTTTTAATTCTCCACCAAAACCATTTAAAGAACCTTTTAAATAAACAGCACTAAGTAATGATATAAAAAAAGTCTTTTTACTCTTTGGTGGTGCTTGTACAAAACTAAAGTTACCATACGTGCCAATAGGAGTTGGATAGCTTTTTAATCCCTTGTTAGTCTGTATTGTAAATTCCCCCATAGATATTGCCATTGGTGGGTATTCTACCTCTTTAGTCGCGTCTATGTAGCACTCTTGTTCAAGGAGTTGCATATACATTCTGTTTTCTTCTTTTTGGTCTGTCATTTGTGTTTTTTAGTAAAGGTACTTATAACGGCTAGTTAGCAAACATTAAAACGATTTGCTAAAACGTAATATAAATAATGCTACATTCCATAACTATCATCCATCATCTTTTCAACCGCTTCCATTCCTTCAATAATTTTTTTAAATGGTTCATCAAGCAGCTTTGTGTCTAAATGAAATATATGTCCATACTCATCTATCTTGTAGTAGAAGTCAATTATTTCACTCATTTCAGCTTGTTTTATTTCTTTTATATCTGCCATATCTATTTATTTAATTGCGCTTAGTTAGATAAAAAAAAAGGGGCTGTTACACCCCTTTAAATTTAGAAAGATAAATCATCTGTTACCTCAATTTCTGCAGCTTTCTCGTTGTTTATTTTTTCAACAAGAGAAATTGTCCCAGTAGTCCAAAAA